TCAACATGCCACCCCGCCATACCAAGTCAGAGTTCGCCTCTTACTTACTGCCAGCATGGTTTCTAGGTAAATATCCTGAAAAGAAAGTCATTCAAACCGCCCACACTGCTGAATTGGCAGTTGGATTTGGTAGGAAGGTGCGGAACCTCATACAATCTGAGGACTTCCAGAACGTGTTCAGCGGTATAACCCTGTCATCTGACTCCAAAGCGGCAGGAAGGTGGAACACAAACAAGCGCGGTGACTACTTCGCTATTGGTGTTGGTGGGGCAGTTACTGGTAAAGGTGCTGATCTCCTAATTATTGATGATCCTCACTCAGAACAGGACGCACAGCAGGGGCAATTTAACCCAGAAGTCTATGATCGTGTGTATGAGTGGTACACATCTGGCCCACGTCAGCGATTACAACCGGGCGGTGCTATCATTGTCGTGATGACACGCTGGTCCCTGAGAGATCTGACTGGGCAGATAATGAAATCTACAGGAAATAAGAAAGGTATGGACGACTGGGAGGTGATTGAGTTCCCAGCTATAATGCCTTCGGGTAAACCCCTCTGGCCTGAGTTCTGGTCAATGGATGAACTGGATGCTTTGAGGGCAGAACTTCCACCTTCAAAGTGGAATGCCCAATATCAACAAAATCCCACGTCTGAGGAAGGGGCGCTCATCAAGCGTGAGTGGTGGAGAGAGTGGGACAGGCCTAGCCCACCCCCCTGTGAGATCATATTGCAGTCTTGGGACACCGCGTTCCTCAAGACACAGAGATCTGACTATAGTGCTTGCACCACATGGGGGGTATTTTACCATCCTGATGATACGGGGCGTAGCCAACCTAACTTAATTATGCTGGATGCCTACAAGGAAAAGCTTGAGTTCCCAGATCTAAAACGTGCTGCCTATGAAAAGTACATGGAGTATGAGCCAGATCAAATGATCGTGGAGAAGAAAGCGTCTGGTGCCCCACTAATATTTGAACTGAGGGCAATGGGCATACCAGTTACGGAGTTCACTCCTTCTCGCGGGCAGGATAAAATTGCTAGAGCAAATGCTGTGACTGATCTGTTTGCCAGTGGATCTATATGGCACCCACCCACCCAGTGGGCACATGAGGTTATAGAGGAATGTGCTGCCTTCCCATCAGGAGAGCATGATGACTATGTGGATTCTACCACTCAAGCACTATTGAGGTTTAGGCAGGGCGGTTGGGTAAAGGCTGAGTCAGATGATTGGGATGATGAACCCAAGTATCAACGTCCGATAGAGTATTATTAAAAGTTCTATTGAACTAAACTTCTATGTTTATGTTAGTTCCCTGTGGTCTATCGGCAGTAGCTTTTGCTCCAAACCTGTCGTAGGCTTTTCCTAGATCTAGTCTTTGCTCTCTAAGAGATTCTAAGTGCATATGGTTTGCGCGATGTTCTTTTGCTACCCTTTGTTCAGCAAGATGCGTCTCTATTCGCTCACGGCTTTGAGTTTGCTGATGGATATCTGACTGAATGTTGAATGGGGCTGACCCCACACCACTTAGACCGTCACTCATAGTCTACCCTGCTTTGCCAAGATTATTACAACCGTTATGCCAATCATTATTGAAACAATAATTATTGAACCACCGTAAACGATAATACGTTCAATCCGCTTTGCTCTGCGCTTTCTCTCAGCCTCAAGCTTTGCCTTTCGATCTTTTCTTGCCTGTACCCGTATGGCTTGCAGTTCTCCCCACGCACTAAAACCTCTGGTTGCAATAACGATCTGACGAAGCTCTTCCTCAGCGTCCTTGGCCCTTTGTAAGTTCACAAATGTCTCCATTGCATTTTCATCAGAACCTGAAAACAAACTGTTTTTCTTTTTTTCATGGGCAGCGCGTAACTCATCTACTCCGTCGAAGAACTCACCAATCTGCTTGGTGACGTTGACGAGTTCTTTGCCCGCTGACACCGCAGATTTCACAGCGGCAAGCGCTGTAAATGGGTCAATCATGTCTTTCTCCCCCTACCAACAACGATGTATGGTGGACAGAAGTGCTTCCAAGGAACCCTGACCTTGGCTGGATACTGGTGATAGAATTGTGAAACTTCTCTAGGGCACCTGTATTCGCAGGTCTGGTGCAGCCCTATAGTGGGGCTTTGACTAGCTAATATTGCTGTTAGGGCGCAGATGAACATATCCCATGCCTATCTCCCCCTATTTTTCTGCAAGTTTATCTATCTTGGCTTCTAGCCTTACAAGATGATCGACAACTCTCCCAAGTTCTCCAGAATGATCTTCTCGCTTTACATAGTTTTCCCTTGTCATGTTCAATAATATGTTGAGACGTTTAACCTCAGATGCAATCTGATTGGCCCACCAACCTATGGGTAGAACCACAAAAGTTAATACGATGTTCCAAATCAACATGTTATCCATGATTTTTTAATACAGGAATATAATATTTGTTTCAACAGTCGGTCTAAGATAAAGGATAATTATGGGTGCATCTCCCAGTGCCCTAGTCGGGGTGTGGTGGCTTCCCCCAAGTTGCCCACCTCGACACTAGACCGCACAATAATATTTTGATAATGTCCACTTACACAAGCTGAAGGTGATTCATGGCTATAGAAAAACCAATGGTTCCTTCTGATGTAGAGATTGAAGAGAATCCATCTGAAGAAGAGCTTACTGTTGAGATTGTAAATCCAGATTCCATTTCCATGGAAACAGATGACGGTGGCGTTATCATTGACTTTGAGGGTAGCCTTGCTGAAAATCTAATGGGTCCAGATCATGACTCCAACTTGGCTGAGTTCATAGAGGAGTCAGAACTTGAATCCATGGCATCTGACCTTGTTAGTGATTTTGAGTCTGACCGTGAGTCACGCTCTGACTGGGCTAGGGCTTATGTAAAAGGTTTAGATTTACTTGGCATGAAGATTGAAGACAGACAGCAGCCGTGGGCTGGTGCGTCTGGCGTGTTCCATCCTGTGCTTACAGAATCTGTTGTTAGGTTCCAAGCTCAAGCAATGGGAGAACTTTTTCCTTCTGGTGGTCCTGTTAGGTCAAAGATTATGGGGAAGATGACCCCAGAGAAAGCAGATCAAGCTGATCGTGTTCAAAACGAAATGAACTATCTCCTCACAGAAGAGATGACAGAATATCGTGATGAACTAGAGCAAATGCTTTTCAAGCTTCCATTAGCTGGATCTGCGTTTAAGAAAGTTTACTATGACCCTCTAATGGACAGGCCTTGCGCTGTGTTTGTTCCATCGGAAGAGTTTGTTGTGTCTTATGGAGCAACAGACCTAATGACATGCCCACGGTACACGCATGTCATGAAGAAAAGCGAAAACGAAATAAGAGAGCTTCAAGTTGCTGGCTTCTATCGTGATGTAGAGTTACCCGCGCCATCTCCAGACTTCTCTGATATCCAAGAGAAATATGATGAGTTGGATGGAGAAAGCGCTGTAATTGAAGATGATGATCGTCATACAATACTTGAAATGCATGTGACGATTAACATGCCAGATGAATTTGATGATCCAGATGGTATTGCCCGTCCATATGTTGTGACCATTGATAAGTCATCAAGAGAAATTTTATCCATAAGAAAGAACTGGTACGAGGATGATCAGAGGAAAAAGAAGCGTTTACACTTCGTTCACTACCGCTATCTTCCGGGCCTTGGGTTTTATGGAACGGGGCTTATTCATCTTATTGGTGGCCTTGCTAAGTCGGCTACCTCTATCCTTCGCCAGTTGGTTGATGCTGGCACATTGTCGAATTTGCCAGCGGGTCTTAAAGCTCGCGGTCTTCGTATTAAGGGGGACGACACTCCTCTTATGCCGGGTGAATTTAGGGATGTGGACGTACCGGGCGGTGCCATACGTGACTCGATTACGTTTATCCCTTACAAAGAGCCATCAAGCGTATTGTACTCTTTACTTGGAAATATTGTCGAAGAGGGACGCCGCATTGGCTCAGTCGCAGACATTCAAGTAGGAGATACTAACGCACAGGCACCCGTGGGCACAACTCTTGCCCTCATGGAGCGTTCAATGAAGGTAATGTCTGGTGTGCAGGCCCGTCTTCATGCAGCCATGAAAAAAGAGTTACGACTTCTTGCTAAGATTGTTCATGACTATATGCCAGAAGAGTACGCCTATGAAGTTGATGGAGACTTCAGCAGGACAGATGACTTTGACAAGCGCATAGATGTTATACCAGTCTCAGACCCCAATGCTGCTACGATGTCTCAAAGGATTATGCAGTATCAAGCTGCATTACAGTTAGCGCAGCAAGCTCCTCAGTTATATGATATGGGCAAGCTTCACAGGCAAATGCTTGAGGTTCTTGGTATTCAGGATGCCGACGATCTTATTAAGCTTCCTGATGATATCAAACCTGCTGATCCCGTAACTGAAAACATGATGATCTTGAAACAAGAGCCAGTTAAGGCATTCAAGTATCAAGACCATGAAGCCCACTTAGCCGTTCATATGTCTGCTGCTCAAGATCCTAAGCTGGCTCAAATGATAGGGCAGTCTCCATTCGCTCAAGTAATACAACAAGCAATGGCAGCTCATATCACAGAACATGTTGCGTTCCAGTATCGTAGGGAAATGGAGAAAATGCTTGGTGTTGAATTGCCAAGTGAAGATCAGAACCTTCCTGAAGATGTGGAGGTTGAGATCTCTAGGTTGGCTAAGGATGCAGCAGAGAAACTTCTCAAAAAGGATCAAGCGGAAGCTGCCCAAGAGCAAGCTCAAGCTCAACAGCAAGATCCTTTAGTTCAAATGCAGCAGCAAGAGCTTCAGTTAAAAGCTCAAGAGCTTCAGCATAAGATGCAACTAGATACGGCTAAACTTCAGCTTGAAGCTGAGAAGATAAAAGCCACTAATCAGAGAGAAGGTGCCAAGCTGGGGGTTAAGCTGGCTACCGATCTTGATAACTCTCAGCGAGCAGACCAGCAAGCTGGGGCAAAACTTGGTGTTGAATTAGCAAAGGAGCTAGGTAAGGGGGATGGATGATACAGTTATTGCGCTCATGCAGCGCAGTATCTCCGATTATAAAGTTGAAATAGAACAGTTCTTGGCTGGGGGCCAAGCGCAAACTATGGAAGACTACAGCAGACTTGTTGGGAGATATGAGGCTTTAAAGTTACTTGAAGCTGATTTACAGGAAATAGACAAAAGATTTATTGAACAATAAGTTCAATTGAACTATTTCTACATATGGGGGCTTCGTGGGGTAATCCACGCACGGTTTCTGTGAACCTAATCACTGCAAGGTATATAAAATGTATGCAGACAAAAAGATAACTGAGGAAAAAGTAGCGACTCAGTTGCCAGAACCTAAAGGCTACAAGGTTCTCATTAGTACGGTTGAAGTTAATGAGAAGACTGAGGGCGGCGTATATATGCCAGATGGCCTCAGACAAATGGAAGAAACAGCATCTATTATTGGTTTTGTTATAAAGACTGGACCAGATGCGTATTCCGATAAAGAAAGATTTCCAAATGGGGCCTACTGTAAGGAAGGTGACTTTGTAATCTTTAGATCCTACTCAGGAACAAGGTTTAAAATACACGGCAAAGAGTTTCGATTAGTGAACGATGACACTATTGAAGCTGTTGTTGATGATCCAAGGGGGTATACACGGGCATGAGTAATTTAGCTTCAGAACCTGAAATGATGGAAGATGTTGGAAACGAATCACCTGAAACACAAGATGTTGTGTCTGATGATAAGTTTGAAATTGAAATTGTAGATGATACTCCAGAAGAGGATCGTGGCAGACCTCGCAAATCTGAGGATGCTGACCCTGAAGTCTTTAATGATGATGAGTTAGATAAGTATTCTGAGGGTGTTCAAAAGCGCTTCAAGAAAATGACTTACGAGGCTAATGAGCAGCGTAGGAATAAAGAGGAAGCTATTAGGCTTCGTGAAGAAGCTTTAAAATATGCTGAGTCTGTTAAGGCTGAGAACGAGCGTCTTAGAAAAACGCTAGAGCAAGGGGAGGAAACCCTTGTCACCCAAGCCAAAGGTCGCGTCCAAGCGGAGTTAGATCGTGCAAAGGCAGCATATAAAGAAGCTATTGATGCTGGAGATTCTGATTTAATTCTTGAGGCGAATGACAGGGTTACTGCCTTAAAGATAGAGGCTGATAAGATAGCTAACTATAAGCCTGTCAAGAGACCTGCGCCTCAAGCTCAACCTCAATATCAACAGCAGGCTCCAGTGGCTCCTCAAGTTGATCCGCGAGCAGTTGAGTGGGGCAAAAGAAATACTTGGTTTGAAAAAGATCCTGAAATGACAGGTTTCGCATATGGTGTACATCAACGCCTTGTGCAATCAGGGATTGATCCAAACACAGATCAGTATTATACAGAAATTGACAAGGCCATGAAAAAGGTCTTTCCAGATAAATTTGACGATGGGCAAGAAGAGGTACAAGCACCCCAACGTCAAAGTGGCTCCGTGGTTGCTGCACCGTCGAGGACGACGAAAAAATCACGCACAGTGCGACTCACCTCAACGCAAGCCTCTCTCGCCAAGCGGCTTGGACTCTCAAATGAGCAATATGCGGCGCAATTGATGAAGGATCAATCCAAATGACGAACAGATCTCCACGCACAACACAGACCCGCGAAGCGGAGTCACGCAAAGCGTCATGGACGAGACCGACAATGTTACCAACCCCGACTCCGCGTGATGGTATTACCTACCGCTGGATTCGCACATCTACCTTGGGTAATATGGATAACAAGAACGTCTCTTCTAGATTTCGTGAGGGATGGACGCCAGTTCGTAAAGAGGAACATGCAGACCTTCAAGTTGTGTCTGATATAGATTCAAGGTTCCAAGACAACATTGAGGTAGGTGGTTTACTGCTTTGTCAAAACGCCACTGAAAACGTCGAGGCAAGAGTTGAAGCACAGCTACAAACGGCTCAAAGCCAAATGGATGCTGTCGATAACTCATACCTAAAACAATCAGACCCTCGTATGCCCGTTCTAAATCCAGAGCGGAGTACACGAACTTCATTTGGCAAGTGACCCTTTGGGGAGCTTGTCGTAACTTAAACTCTAGGAGTATGAGAAAATGGCTACTACAGCAGCTCCCTACGGCTTAAAGCCTGTGCGCCGCGCAGACGGAATGCCGTATGCTGGTGCGACTAATCAGTATCTCATTGACCCCGCTGGAGAAGCAACAAACCTGTTTTACGGGCAAGTTGTTATCATTGGGGCTGATGGTTACATCGCACTTGCAACTGGTTCAGGTTCAGACCTGACATCTAACAGCATCTCAGGAACAACAGGCGTTGGCGCTATCGGCGTTTTCGTTGGTTGTGAGTATGTAAATTCTTCAGGCCAACGTGTTCAGGCGCAGTATTACCCATCTGGTACAAACAGTAGTAGCACTGCGATCAAAGCATATGTTGTTGACGATCCAAACGTACTATTCCAAGCTCAGCTTGATGGTGCAGGAGCGCAAACAATCATCGGCACGAACACATTCTTTGCAGCAGTGCAGTCTACCTCAACTGGTAATACCACGACAGGTAACTCTACATCTGCATTGGACGCTACGGTAAAGACTGCCGCAGCGGCGTTCCGTGTTGTTTCACATGTGTCAGATCCTGCTGATGCGTACCCAGATGTACTTGTAAAGTTCAATCCGGGCGCTCACCAGATGACCAATAACGTAGGCTTATAAGGAGGTTAAATCATGGCTATTTCACGCGCCCAGCTCCTTAAAGAGCTACTACCCGGTCTGAATGCATTGTTTGGTTTGGAGTACGGCAAGTACGAAGACGAACATGCTGAGATCTATGAAACTGAAACTTCAGAGCGTAGTTTTGAAGAGGAAGTTAAATTGAGCGGATTTGGAGCCGCCCCTGTGAAAGCAGAAGGTGCTTCAATTTCTTATGATAACGCACAGGAATCATTTACTGCGCGTTACAATCATGAGACTGTCGCAATGGGTTTTTCTATTACAGAAGAGGCTATGGAAGACAATCTTTATGATTCGCTTTCTGCTCGCTATACTAAAGCTCTTGCTCGCGGTATGGCATACACAAAGCAAACAAAGGCTGCTTCTTTGTTGAACACAGGCTTCACCACCTTTAACTCAGGTGATGGCGTTACTTTGTTTAGCACAGCGCACCCAACTGTTGAGGGCACAACCAACGCTAACCGCCCTACAACTGATGCTGACTTGAATGAAACTTCACTTGAGCAAGCTGTTATTGATATCGCTGCGTTCACTGATGAACGTGGCTTGTTGATTGCTGCTCGCCCTCGCAAGTTGATCATTCCACCAGCATTGATGTTTGTTGCAACTCGCTTGTTGGAAACAACTCTGCGTGTTGGTACAGCAGATAATGATATCAACGCACTTAACTCAAACGGGTCTATCCCAGAGGGTTATGCGGTGAACCACTATCTGACAGACAATGATGCCTTCTTCATCACAACTGATGTGCCTAACGGCATGAAGCACTTTGTCCGTACCGCTATGCAAACAGGCATGGATGGTGACTTTGACACTGGTAACGTGCGCTACAAAGCGCGTGAGCGTTACAGCTTTGGTGTATCAGATCCATTGGGAATCTACGGTTCTCGCGGAGCATAA